AGCCTGATAGCGTACATCCTGGGCGTCGAAGGGCACTACCAGAAGACGCCCTGCATCGACACGGGCGAATGGCTGGCCGCAGTTGCCGAGGACTATCTCGGCAACCCCAGGCCACGGAATGCGTACTATGACATTGGCCCCTACGAGAGCCAGGAAAATGGCTGCATTTATACGAATCGGGCAGCTGAAACAGCGACGGGCGAATGCACGTACTGGAAGAGTCCTCATGCGCCGGACCCACTCATGGTCTATCATCCGGCTCTGCCGAACCCTGCAGATTTCCAAGATTTCGTTGTGACCCGAATTCGAGGCGCGTCATGATGCGAAGACAATTACGCAAGGCTCTCGATCCGGGGTGGAGCCAGCAACTGCATGGCCTGTACGTTTCGACTGCCAACAACCTGAGCGGAGCCATCAAGACGTCATTCGTTGCATCGCAGAAACGGATCGCACTCGACACACTGGCAGCAGCCATCGAGGCAGGACGAGTTGATGACGCAATCGAGCAGGCCAGGATTGGGCGTACCCGTTTGGGCAACGACCCGGTGCAGCGAGAAATTCACGCTGCGATGAATGCCGCTTCTGACTTCGAGGTCGCGTCCATTGCCACGACGACAGGCAAGGTCGTCAATCCGCTCGGCCGGCACATGAAGCGCTATCTCGACACGCAGACAGCGAAGCGTATCAAAGCCATTGATGATGCTAGCCGGCAGACAGTGTCTAGAATCATAGCGGATGCCCTCAAAACTGGCCGGCACCCATACAACACTGCAGCGAGCATTAAAGAGACAGTTGGCTTGACTGATCCCATGGCACGAGCTGTCTCTAAGTATCGCCTTGGCCTCGAAGCCAAGGGCGAGCTACCGCAGCCCACCATCGATAAACTTGTGTCTGGCTATTCCGATCGGCTGCTCGATGCGCGGGCTGAGACCATTGCCCGAACCGAGACGATGAACGCCATCAACGGCGCTCGCCAGGCACTGCGCACTGAACTCATGGAGGACGGGGTTCTCCCACCGAACCAGACCCATACATGGCGTACTGCCCGGGACGAGCGGGTTTGCACAATCTGTGGACCGCTCGACGGCATGTCGATTCCTGTCGGCGAGTCATTCCCAGACGCAGATACGGATGCGCCTCCAGGTCATCCAAATTGCCGATGCATCGTGACTCTGGATGACATGACCGGCGCGACAGAGGGCGAGGAAGAGGAGGCAGTTGAATGAACACTACCGTTGAGGTCCGGATCCCCGTTGCCGTCGTGGTAGAAGACGTCGACAAAGCCAGCACCGAATATCTCGAAGCGCTCATGTTGAAGGTCAAGTCGCAACTGGACCCCGAGACGTGGAAGTCGCTGCATCGCATGGCTCTTCCTTCCGCCGGCGGCAAAGCACGGTGGGCAGTTCCTCCCGATTCATCGGTTGAACGCTTGGCGCTTGCTGCGATCTCGTCGGGTGCGTTGACGGGGCTCGACGATGACGACGTGGAAATTATCCTCAAGACATTGACGCGATGGTACCGCCAGGCAGGTCGCACGAAGAAGGACCTCGATCGGTACGAGTCTGCTGGATCTGCGGTGGCGACGGAAATGCTCCGGCGCAAGATGGCCATGCCAGAGGGCTGTCCGTTCGGCCCCGAGGAGGAGCGCAAGGCAGAACAGTTTAGGATCGCCAAGGCAGTCGACGAGGAGCAGGTTGTCTACGTCATCGCCATCGATGCGGACACTGTGGATTCGCAGGACGAGTTCGTGCCTGCGGCCGATGCGCGTAAGGCCGCTCATCGCTGGATGGAGGAGAGTCGGGTCATCGGGTGGAACCATAAGCAGCCGTTGAGGTCTGCTGTTCCTGTCGAGTCGTTCATGGTGCCGGAAGGCCTGTGGAAATTCGGCACTGAGAAAGTGAAGGAAGGTGATTGGATTGTCGGCGTCCATGTCCGGGATCCTGAAGAGTGGGCGACGGTGAAAGCGCTCGGCAATGGAGCCTCAATCGGCGGCTACCGCGTGAAGGCCGAGGCGGTCGACGAACCATCCGAAAATCTTGAAGAGTTGAACAAAGAGGTGACTGCAATGAACGACAGCGATCTCAAGAAGATACCAGAGGCAGAGGAACTGACGGCGAAGGCGGTGTTTGTTCCGGACGAGCCAACGACGTATGTCGCTGTCTGTAAGTACAGCGACGACCAGGCAAGAGATGACCGCGGCCGCTTCGGATCGGGGGGGGCGGTGGTCCTGGAACAGTATCGTCCGAAGCTACCAAAAACATGGAAGGAGAATGATCATGGCGAAGTCAAAGACAGAGAAAGTGACTGAAGTTGAGGTCGACGTGAACCCTTCCGTCGTGGACCTGGCGGTGGGAGAACCCACCGATGAACTCAAACAGGAAGATCCCCCGGCTAAGGTGGTGGTTGACGATGTCCCTGCCGGAGCCTGTACGACCGCACAACTGACTGAGGCGACGGGCGTCTCGCAAGCGGTTTTGTCCGGGTGGCTCACTGCCGGCGTCGTCTATCCCTCTATTCGGCGTTCTGTCCAGGGCGGCAAGCCCGCTCTCTGGAGCAAGTCTGATGTTGTTCAAGTCAAAGCGCTTCGAGAAATGCTCGACGTGCTCAAGCAGAAATTCTCGGTCGACGCGATTCTCAAAGCGATTGTCATCAAGCGCTCGTGTACTTCCGACCAGGTCGCAATACTCACGGCGAATGGCCCCAGGATCGTTGATCGGACCACACCATTGAGTGCCATCAAGCGAATGACGCAGCAACCGGTTATTCTGCTCTAGCTACCACTGTTCATCTTTTCGCCGCACTAAAAATGTAGACAGCCTATTTTTCTGGGGTAGTCTGCTGATATGAGCAAGGCGTTGACTAACCTTGTCGTTGAAGAATTGACCCTCACGGGCCTTACTCACAAGCCTGTCAATCGCCGCAAAATAGCGCTATTCAAAGGAGAGCTCACCATGCCCGAGAAGAAAATCGAGATAACAGAATCACTGGCGCCTGTCGTCGAATTCTTGGCTGATGCATCGGCCGGCAAAGACATCCTGGAGAAAGCGCTCGAAGTCACGAAGGCCTGCAAACCCGAGATGACGGAGAAGGCGAAGACGGTCATCAGCAACGCGATGAAGATGCTGGACTCGGTCAAGGGCGAGATGGACCCGGACACCTGGGACAAGTTGCAGGGTACCCTGGGATTCCCGAAGAAGGAAGAGGCTCCGGCCGAGCCGGATCCGAAGGAAGAGGTTCCGAAGGCTAAGCTGCAGAAGGCAGCGGAAGACGTCGAGCTCGAGGCATTCGCCAAGTCGGCCGGCATCGAATTGACCGACGCGACGCGAGCGACGGCAGAACTGGCTCACCGCATCGTCAAGGCGAAGGGCGCAGCCGATGAGAAGCGCATCCATGACCTTGAAGTCACGGTCCGCAAGGCCGAGGAAGATCGCAAGACCGAGGTAGTCCGCAAGGCCATGAGCGCCTATGAGACTACGGTGCCGGCGAGTGTCGATGACCTGGTCCTCATTATGAAGGCACTGCCTGATGGCACGGCTCAGAAGTTCGGCGCTCTCCTGGCCAAGGCTTCGGCCGCCATCAAGACAAGCGCGATCATGGTAGAGAATGGAAGCGACGCCGGTGTCGACACAAGCACCAGTGCATGGGCTGCCATCGAAGCAAAGGCAAACGCACTGGCTGAGAAGACCAAGATCACCAAGGCAGAGGCAGTCAGCGCGGTGCTGAAGGCCGAGCCGAAATTGTACGAGGCCTATGAGGCTGAGAGAGCAGAACATAAATAGATGGATGGGAGCGCACTGGCGGATGACCGGCGATTGGCCCAACATCGAGCATAGAAGGTGAGTTGACATGGCTATCGAAGAAATCAAGCGGATGATCACGTTGATCGCGGCTGCTGACTTGTCGGCGAAGAAGCACTACGTCATGAAGTTGACCGCAGCCAACACGATCAATGTGTGCGGCCTCGGCGAACAGCCTGCGGGCGTTCTCGACAACGCCCCTGAATCAGGCGGCTCATGTGCTGTCGCTGTGTCTGGTCGTCTCCGCATTGCAGCCGGTGCCGCAATCACCGCTGGACAGATGGTCATGGCCGATGCCACCGGCCGCGCCATTCCTGCATATGATCGGCAGGGATGGGTTCTCGGCCAGGCCACCGACGCTGCAGCCGGTGCTGCTGCAGAGTGCTCGGTGATCTACAGCCCGTACTATCAGAATAAGGGCATCCAGCAGTACATCGCCGGTGAAAACTTGGCGGCTGCTGCGGGTCTTTTGGCTACCATCGGTGCTGCTGACGGAAAAGTGCTCAAGGCGAATGTCGCCGGCGAGCAGTGCCTGGGTGTGATCACCACGGGTTCCGCCATCAATGGTGCCACGATGGTGCAGACGTTTGGGCGAGCCACTGTTACCACCGGTGCAGCAGTGTCTCTCGGTGATCGTCTGATGGCCAACGCTTTGGCGAAGGCTGTCAAGGCGACCGCATTCGGTGGCGAGCGAATCTTCGGCATCGCATTGGCTGATGCTGCCGGAGTAGACGAGGACCTCGACGTTCTGTTGATGTCGGCCGAAGCGCAGATCAACGACGTGACCTATCCGTTCGTTGCCGGTGCTGGCGGGACCACAGAGAAGTGCATGGTCAAGGCCGATACCACGGACGGCCAGGTCATTCTGCCTGGTCTCGGCGAATCGTGCATCGGTGTGGCACTGGCCACAGCTCTGGCCGCTGCCGACGTGCAGGTCCAGCTTGACGGTGTTGCCACGATCACGTCAGGAGCGGCATTGACCGCTGGAGACAGGCTTGAGACAGATGCTGCAGGGAAGGTCGTGACCTACACCGGCCTGGCTGATCGCCATGTCTGTGCTGTCGCTCTGTCCACCACGGCTGGAGCAGATGAAGACGTGACGGTGCTCCTGGTTGGGCCCGGGGGATGGGAGCAGGACCTGCCGAATCAGCTCATGGAGACGTTCATCGCCGCATTCGGTGGCATCGGTGACATGTTCCTCGTGACTGCCGGTGCGGTTGACGGGGAAGTGACCGCCATCACCGCCGTTACGGATGTTCCGATCGGCGTGGCACTGAGCACTGAGGTTGCTGGCGATCCGGTGAATGTTCAGTTCATCGGTCGGGTGACTGCTATCTCGGGGTCGGCCATCAATGCAGGCCAGAGGGTTCAGGCTGACGGAAGTGGCGGGGTGATTCCGTACACAAGTGACCCCAATGTCTATTGTGTCGGCATCGCACTGGAGACAGTTGGTGCTGGCGCACTTCCGATCGACATTCTGCTGTTGCCGCTGGGCTATGAGCCCGACGTGCCGACCGAGCTCGAGTATGAGGGTACTGCTGGAGTGGGCGGAACTACCGAGAAGCTGTTTGTGATCCAGAGCGCGGTCGACGACGAGGTTGTTACCTCCGGCCTGGGTGAGCTCTGCATCGGTGTGGCGATGAGCACCGAGATCGCTGCTGCTGCCGTGGATGTGCAGTACACCGGCGTGGCAGTTGTGACTTCGGGAGCGGCAGTTGCCGCTGGTGATCGGGTCATGTCCGACGCCGCAGGGAAGGCTGTCACAGCCGATGGCGTCAAGGGGCGCTTCGTGGTGGGTGTTGCGTTGGCGACTGTCGGCGCAGGAAACCTCGATCTCGATGTTCTGCTCCTCGCACCGTATCCGCAGTTGGGCGTGTCCGAAACCAGGCTCTACAACGACATGGTCGATGTCAGTGGGACCTGGGTCGAAGGTGCAGACGGAACGCTGAATCTGCCGGCCAACCAGGCTGCCCAGATCATGACGATCCAACTGCATGGCCTCAAGGTCGGTGAAATCATCAACAAGTTCCGGGTCGTTGGGGCCCTGGGCGCTAGTGCCGGGAACCACACAATCGTGGACGCCATCCTGAGGAAGGTTACCAAGGGTGCCGGCGGCGTCGTCGACAGTGCCATCGATGCCATCGTGCAGGTGGATGTCGTGGCAGACGCCGCGCTTGACTCGGAAGAGGTCCTGGCCGCCGCTGAAACGGTGGCAACGGACTACCAGTACTATGTGCGGGTGACCTGCACCACGGCAAATGATCCGACCTGCGACATCGCAATGATCGGTGCCGAACTTGATCTGACGGTCTAATCGCGAGGCCTGGCCTCGATGAACTTTGTGAAGGAGGTTTCCAATGCCGTCTCCCAGTGAAAGCCACGTTTCTCAGGCTTTGACGAACATGTCCTTGCTGATTCTTCAGGCCGACACCGATTTCGTCGCACCGAAGCTGTTTCCCCTTCTGCCGGTCGCAAAACAGGTCGACGTGTACTATGAGTACAATCGAGGGGATTTCCTGCGGGACGAGGCGGCAGAACGCGCTCCGGCCACGGAGTCGGCAGGTGCTGACTACAGGCTGGACAGCAGCGGGACCTACAACTGCAAACCATATGCGTTCCATCGGGACGTCGATGAGCAGGAGCGGGCGAATGCCGACAGCGTCATCAAGGTCGATGAGGACGCCACGTCCTTCGTGACCAGGAAGCTCCAGATCAAGCGCGAGCGACTCTGGGTCAACGGTTTCTTCAAGACCGGGATCTGGGGAAAGGAATACACCGGTGGTGCTTTCGGTGGTGCGCCGGAGTTCGTGCAATGGTCGGACACCACGAACAGCGACCCGCTCTTCGACGTCGGTGCTGCTCGCGCGTACATGGCCGGCCAGACGGGCTTCAAGCCGAACAAGATGGTCGTGTCGCCAGACGTTTTCCAAGCGTTGTGCAACCATCCGAAGATCTTGGACCGGATCAAATATACGCAGCAGGGCATCATCACTGAGGCTCTGCTCGCTGCGTTGTTCCAGGTCGAGGACTTCCTGGTCACATGGAGCATTTACAACTCCAGCGCAGACCCGGCCGNACCGGTGTATGAGTACATCGGCGGCACGAAGAGCGCCGCTCTGTTCTATGTCGCCAAGGCGCCTGGCATCAAGGTGCCCAGTGCGGGCTACACCTTCTCGTGGAAGGGTCTGCTGGGTTCGAATGCCGGCGGTTCCAGAATCAAGAAGTTCCGCATGGATCACCTCGAGGCAGACCGGATCGAGGGAGAGATGGCGATGGACATGAAGGCCATCGCTCCTGATCTGGGCATCTGGTTCAAGACCGCTATCGCATAGCTTCAAGTCGAGTCGGACTGCCGATGCGGGGTACGGCAGTCTGACTCTTTTGTCCGTCCTCGCCCCGCACGGGGGATCGGATGCCTTATTCAGGTGATCCCAGTAGCAGTTTCTACGATGCGGTTCGTTTCCTCTTGGGAGACACAGATCCGACGAACGAACTCATCAAGGATGCTGAGATTGCCTTCCTCCAGACACTGTATGGTGCGTCTGCCACGGCGACTCGCATTGCCGCGTATGCAGCGCGCATGCTCGGGCACAAATACGCGCATTGTGCGACTCAAAGCATCGGGCGTGTGTCCGTGTCTTGGGGCGAATTGGCAAATCAGATGATGGCTTTGGCGCTCGATCTTGAGACGCGCTGTGGCCTCGATGCGATGCCCTATGCTGGAGGGATCAGTCAGGAGGACGTTCAAAGTGAATTGGACGACACCGATCGTCCTGCCTATGTTTTCAACATCGGAATGCATGACCAGGATGCTGAGGCAGACGAGGAGGACATCGTTGGGCCGTAAATCGGAGACTACAGACACGGACAAGGGCTTCAAGAAGGCAGCAGAAGCAGTCAAGTCGATGAAGGGCTCCTACGTCGATGTGGGCTATTGGGGAGAGAAGCATCATCCGGCCGATGACAGTTACACGATGGTTGGAATAGCCACGGTCCATGAGTATGGGTATCCGAAGGGCAAGATCCCTGAGCGGTCGTTCATCCGTTCAACGGTGGACCAGCATCGGGCCAAGTATCAAGCGAAAAAGAAAGAGCTCGCACTGCGTATCGTCGACGGGAAGATTACGACACAGGCAGCGCTCTCTGGCATGGGCGAAATCATCCTCTCCGATATCCAGGTCAAAATCAGTTCGAAGATCCCGCCTCCGTTGACGGACCACACAAAGGCCCACAGAAAGCATGGAGGCGACACGCCTCTCATTGACACAGGAACACTGCGAGCCTCCATCCAGACAAGAGTCGTTCTGCAGGGCCGAGTCGTCGAAGAGAAGGAGACCGCCTGATGCAATTGCCGGCAGAAGTAGCAAGTTCTCTCGTCGTCACTCGCTATGCTGCGGGCAGCTACGTAGCAGGCCTGTGGTCGGAAGGTGCGACGTCGACGTTGACCATTCGTGCATTCGTCGAGCCTGCTCCAGCCGAGTCGATGCAGGCACTTCCTGAGGCTCGTCGGACAACGCAGGGGATTCTCGTGGTGACGACGACGGAATTACTGACGGCTGACGAAATCAACCACAAGAACGCAGACCGCATCGCGTATGCCGGGATGAGTTTTGAGGTTGCGACCGTCGACCGGTTGGGGCATTTCAAGTTGGCTGAGGCCCACTATGAAATATTAGCCACGAGGATTCAATGAGTTTCCCGGCATACCAGGAGGCGATCAGACAATGGCTCGTGCATGCGTTGCCCGGCAAGACCATCATCATGGGTCGGCAAAATGCACCCAAGCCTGACCTGACATTCGGGACCATCAAGACACTGGCGTTGACGCCGGTGGGTTCGCCTGATTATCTGGGTGGTGTCCCTGATGATCTCACCGGGATTCAATATCGGTGGCAGCAATACCGGGCATCGCTGTCAGTTCAGTTTTTTGGATCAGCCGCGGAGACATGCGCTCAGGATGCACACATGAGCCTGGGCGAGCAGTCGACGCATGACGCTTTTATCGATGCTGGTGTCTCATTTGAGCATGCTGAAGCGCTCACCGAAATCACAGAGCTGGTCGATGCGCGATGGGAGTCGCGTTGGACGTTCGATGTTTTTGTGGGTATGATTGCCACCGGAACCGAAGACATCGGTTGGATCGAGCATGTCGAGGTTGAGGCGACGATCATCGGAAGTAAGACGACGGTCACGGAATTTGAAGCAGGTTCGTAGGAGGATACTATGGTCGACAAACTTTCAGAGATCATCAATGTAACCATCGACCGGCAGACAACTGTAGTCTCGCAAAAGGGGTTTGGGACCGCTCTGCTCATCGGCGATCTGGCTGATGTTACCGCAGGGTATCCTCCGGGGTGGGCGACTCGGATCAAGGAATACGCAGATCCAGCTGAACTCGCAACAGATGGCTTCGTTCTCAACGAGGCCATCTACAATGCGGCACTGGCGTACTTTAGCCAGGACCTGAAGCCTGAGAAGCTCAAGGTCTGCTACTACAACTCGACCCCTGCTCCGGGTCCTGCCGAAAGCCCCACATCTGGACTAGCCGCAGCCAGAATGATCGACGATGACTGGTATGCGCTGGCATGCGTGGATCGGACGGATGCCGCTGCAGGCGATGCATGGGAACTGGCGCAGTTGATGCAAGCTGAGAGTCGTCTGTTCTTTGCAGCCTCGGATGATGTCAACAGCTACAACCTCGCAGACAACACATCGTTGGCCTATTTGACCAACCATGCAGACCACGACCGATCGGTTGTTATCTTCAGTGAGGATGCTGCGGTCACGAACGCTCCGAGTGGGTGGGCAGACATGGCTTGGTTGGGTAGAATGCTGCCCACCGAACCTGGTGATGCGACATGGGCATTCAAAGGGCTGACCGGCATTGATGCAAGCGACACGCTGACATCGGCGCAGCGATCCGCAATCAAACTCAAGACGTTGCATGCCGCCAATTTCTACCACTCTGTTGCAGGCGTCGGAATGACGACCGATGGCACGGTGGCAAGCGGAGAATACATCGACGTGATGATTCTCTGCGACTGGCTGGTCGCCAGGATCGCTGAGGCCCTGTTCCGTCGGCTGGTGACGTTGCCCAAGATCCCGTTCCATGACGGTGGCATAGGCCTGGTCAAGGGCGAGATTCGGCGAGTCATCGAACAGAAGATGCCGGATGGCATCGCAACCATCAATTTCGTCACTGCGCCGAAAGCAAAGGACGTCGACCCGACGGACAAGGGGAATCGGCTGTTGAAGGATGTCAAGTTTTCGGTAACCATCGCGGGAGCCATCCATTCGATCACCATCAACGGCCTCGTGCAGTTGTAGGAGGAAAGCAATGTCAGTCACAACTTACGATCCCGGGAACGTCAAGCTGACGATCAACGGAATCCAGATGAGCGGCTTCGCTGACAGTTCGTTTATCGAGGTCGCGCCGGCCGAGCCGCGGTCCAGCACCAAGGTGTCGGCCGACGGCAAGGTCGTAACGCGCGTGAAGAGTCGCAATCGAGCCGGATCCATGACGGTGACTTTCCTCGATGGTTCAGAGTCGAACGCGTTTCTGGCANCGCTCGACAAGCTGGACGATGAGGGTGTCAACGTGATCTTTGCAGTGGCGATGGAGGACAATGTCAACACCGAGATCTTCGCCTCCAGTGCGTGGATCGAGGAGGCACCCACCAGGACCTATGGCAAGGAGTCGGGGACCAGCGCGTGGAAGTTCGGCATCGCAAACGTCTCGCACATCGTCAGCCCGCAAAGCGCCAATATGCTCGCCATTGTCGGTACGGTGGCGAATCTCATCGAGGACATCTTCTAGGAGCCGACTATGCGTAAAACCCGCACAACGCAGATCGGTGGCCAGCAGTGGGTGCTCGTCGAGCATCCTGCCACCGAGGGCCTTTCGATTCTTCGCAACATCAGCACGTTAGCCGGGCAGGCCATCGGCGCTTTAACAGGAGCGAAGCCGTCGTCTCCTCTGGAGGCGGGGTCTATTCTGGCATTGGACATAGGCATCGACGCGATCGGGCGTGTTGCAGAGACGTTGCTTGAACGGCTGTCTGATGAGAAGGTGGTCTGGCTCATCAAGTTAATTTGCAAGTATGTGCAGGACAAGGACGGTCCACTCTTTCCGCCCGAAGGCAAGGAGCGGTTCGACGATGTCTTCGCCGGATCCTACGGCTTGTTGGGCCAGGTGGTCGCCTGGGTTCTGCAGGAGAATTTCTCCGAGGTTTTTCTATCAACCGGCATCGGCGAGTTATTCGGGGCCGGGCCGGGAAAGAACCTCGGCGAGAGCCTCCGACATTCGGTCAAGCCCTCGGTGCCCGCAACGGATCGATGATCGAAGCGCAGTGGATGGTCTGGCGACTTGTGGTAGGTGAGAAATTGGTGACACTGCAGGAACTGGACACACACTGGAGCACGGTTGATTTGTACCGTGCTCATCTTGCCTGCGATTACTATGTAGCCTGCGATCTGGCGAGGTAATCGCCATGCCCGTTGTTCGAGAACTACTTACACGCTGGGGCTTTGATGTCGACGACAAGGCAGTAGACCGTTTCAAGGGCCGGCTTAACGAAGCTAAGACGGTCGCCAAGTGGGCGACCGGAGCAATTGTCGGTTTGGCAGGAGCGGCATCTGCACTGGTCGTCAAGTTGGAAATGACAGGAGACCGGCTGGCTAAGATGAGCCGACAGTTGGGCATGGCTGCTGGAGACCTGCAACGGTTGAACTTCGCTGCTGATATGGGTGGTGCATCGCAGGCAGAAATGTCTGCTGCTATCAGATTCCTTTCTCGGGCCATGGACCAGGCACAACGCGGCAGCAAGGCCATGACGCAGACCTTCCAGAAATTGGGGGTGTCTGCGCTCGACACAAAAGGCAATATGCGGCCTACCGTAGACGTCCTGATGGACATCGCAGATTGGATGCAACGGGACTGAAAACGGAGCGGACAAGACAGCGACGTCCATGCGTCTGTTCGGGCGTGGTGGGATGTCGATGATCACGGTGCTCGNNGGCGGGTCTGCCGGACTGCGCGAACTGATGCGAGGAGGCAGATGCGTTGGGCATCGTCATGGACGACAAATTGCTTTCCACATCGGAGCAATTCAATGACGACTTGACCCGAGTCAAATCAATCGCGACCTCTCTGGCCATAACCATTGGCTCTGTGTTGATGCCGAAGCTGCTGAGGCTCCTGCAGCGCATCGATGCCTGGTGGAAGGCAAATCGCAAAATCATCTCGCAGAAGTTGTCGGAGTGGGTTGAGCAAGGAGCTAAGGCTTTTGGCAAATTGGTCGATGGCTTTGTGGAGGCTTTGCGTGTTGGCGGTGACATCATCGATTGGCTTGGTGGAGTTGAAGGTGTCTTGTCGAAACTCTACGAGGCTGCGAGGGTTCTGATCGTTCTCGAGTTGGCTTCCTGGTTTGCAGCATTGGCCCCTGCTGTAGTTGCCTTTGTGGCTTCACTTGATGCTGCAGCAATCCTGGCGGCGGTCAATCCGATCTTTCTGCTGGCTGCAGCCATCGCCAGCATCATCGTCTACAAAGATGAGATGCAACTTGGCTTTGAGATGTTTTTTGCCGCAATCCCTCGGGCGATTACTGTGATTGCTGATAAGATATTCTCCTTCGTCGAAACTGTCGCCAATGCGTGGCAGGATTTTGTAATGATGCTCAGTCGTGGCGGGGCTGCGCTCGGCATCATGGACGAGTTGCATTACGAGAAATTCTCGTTGGAACGCCCACAGTTCGGCATGACCGATGAGGAGTTGCGTGGTGTCTACGGCGCTAGAATGAGCGACGAGGAAGCAGCGGAGCGCAACAAGAAACCACGTACCATTGCTGACATTACTGTCGGTGAGCCTGAACTGGCACCTCGCAAAATCACGGTTTCTGCTGCGGAACTGGCAGCACTGACGGGGGGGTGGCAGCAGCCAAGCGGTGCGGAAATGGCACGGATGGGGGCGGAAGGCAGACTGGTTACTGCACCGATCAGCATCGGCAATAACATCACGATTCAACTGCCGGCAGGTGCATCCCTCGAGAATGCAGAGCAGGTCAAGCGCTACGTCGTTCCACTTGTTCGGCAGGAACTGCAGGCGCAGGCCAGGATCCTGCAGGAGGAATTGGCGACCCAATGATCTCGGTATTCTCATACACCGATGACCTCGGTGAACTGCAGTATTTCGAGGTAGACGTCGATCTGTCTCGCAGTCATCGTTTTGAGGCTACTCTTGCCGAATCGCCGATCGAGGACGGTACGCCGGTCACAGACCATGTCGTCATCGGGCCTTGGGAATTGAGTCTGGAATTGCTCGTCACCGATACGCCCATCAAGTCGCAGGCGGTCTATCCTGCACAGAGCGAAGTGCCACGGTCGCAGCAAGCATTCGCCCGGTTATTGGCGCTCTTCCGGGCAAAAACCTTGGTCGAGGTCCTGACACCGTATGGCGTCTACTCCAACGGGATCATCACCGCCATTACGCTGCCAGAGGATCAGCAACATGCAGGGTCGGCTGCACCAAGTGTCACAATCAAGGAAATTCACATCGCGCAGTCTCAAGCGGTCCTCGTCGCTGCGCGCAAATCGACACGGCTCAAAAAGACACTTCCTGCAGTTCCTGTCGCTGCTGCAACGAAAGTCATTGTGACTGCTGCTGCGGCGGCAAAGCAGGTTCTGGGGCAATGGTTACTTGAGCAGACTGAAATCCAGCAAAAGGCTCGGGAGCGGGTAGAGGAAGTGACTCAGGTTACTGACCCTGCGGAATTCCAAAAGCTGAAGGATAAGTACTGGCTCGAGGACCTGCGTGAGGTGACCCAATGAGCACGTCATATGCAGGCTTCGTGTTTCAGCAAGCGCCGTTGTTCTGCGTCCCCGAGTTCTACGACTACACATTCACGGTGGTACTGCAGTCGATCACATACCAGGTACGCCTCTGCTACAATCGGCGAGGCAAATTTTGGGCGATGTCTTTGTTCGATGCAGACGGCACACCTCGTATCGAAGGTCGCAAGCTGGTCGCCAATTGGCCCACCATGGATAAAATTCCTCAGGCTCGTCCAGATTTCGGGCAGCTTGTCACCTTTGCGGATAATGATGTTCCGTTCGAGCAATCAGACCTGGGCCAGGCACTTGTACCAGCTTTCACTACCTTCATCCCGGAGTAACCATGGGAACGCTGTCATGGGATCGCAGCGCAGACCTGGTTATCGGGACGCCTGGTTCACAGGGTGCTCGAATAACTGGTGGCAGGATTACCTTCGCGATAGAGAAAACGGCCCGCTCATCGGCAAACACGGCGACGATAACTGCCTACAACCTGGGCGAGAACAATCGAAAACGAATGCAAACGAAGGATTCGTCGGTTATCCTCCAGGTCGGATACGGAGGCCTGCTCGAAGTGCTTTTTGCCGGGCAGGTGACTCGAGGCTCGGTTCGTAGGGAACCTCCTGATTGGCTTGCTCAAGCGGATTGCAGAGACGGACAAACGGCGTTGAGAGATTCGACGCTGGCACGGACCTGGCCGGCAGGAACATCCCGATTGAGCATCGTTCGTGAGCTCACCGCTGCTCTGATGGGTGTAGCCGCAGGCGTCATTGAGGGAGGTCCGCTCATCGGGTTTACCGCTGCGCCTCTGTCTGTTTCTGGCAGTGTTCGACGGTCGCTTGATGCTCGGGCTGCTGATTGGGGGTTCTCCTGGTATATCGTTGATGGCTCGGTCGAGGTCCGCGAGCTGGGGAAACGAAGCCCCGGGTACGTCACCGCTGTTCTGTTGACTCCCGAGACTGGATTACTCGGCTCGCCGGAATGGACAGAGGATGGTCTGAGCCTCCGTGCTTTGTTGACTCCCCGGATCAAGCCGGGTGGATATGTCCAGGTCAAATCACGGGTCGTCCAAGGTGTTTTCCGTGTCCAGTCCTGTCGGCATTCAGGTGATACGCACGGTGCAGAATGGGTGACAGAAGCCGTTTGCCAGGAGGTCTCATGAGTGATACAGAGACCAAGGCACCGACACTAAGCGACGTCTTTCAGCAGCTATACGGTCGCGCTGGCTCGGGCATACGCGTGTGCGTGCCCGGCACCATCAAAACACTGAGGGGAGGGGGAAAGGCAGACATCGAGGTCGCGGTCAAAGGTCTGCGGAACGGTGAGGTCCAGGCCGAGCCGACATTGCTTGATGTCCCGGTCCTCGGTCTGGGCAGTCAACGAGCAGCGATCTTTGCACCGATTCTGCCCGGCGATCCAGGCCTGCTGGTGTTCGCAGACAGAGACATTGACCGATGGAAGGCTGCTCTGGGCTTGCTCACCACAAATGCGTCGACCCCCCGCATCCACGACCTGTCTGATTGTGTGTTCGTGCCGATTACAGTCGGGAGCCAGACTGCAGTCGAATTGTGGTCTGCTCTGGCCTTGGTCGTTTCTGCATTGTCGACGTCTGTTGGAGTACCGATCGGGGCACCGCAGACATTCGCACCAGCAATGGCATTGCTGCTAACACGGTTGCTTGCAGCCGGTATTATTCCGGGGTAGGATAGACACATGTTAGACTTGGCCTTCGGATATCAGACAGGACTTGGGCGATGGGATTTGATCCTCGATGAGGGTGTCATTGACCCGTTGCTGGCAGAGAACACTGACGAGATCGACCAACGATTGCGGCAGGCATTGAGGTTGTTCTCGGGCGAGTGGTTCCTTGACCCGAGTCTGGGCGTACCGTATTTTGAGAAGATTCTAGGCATCAAGGGCGTTTCAATGACCATCGTCGAGCAGGCCTTCCGCACCGAAATTGCACGGCAACCAGACGTTCTGCGCGTCGATGACTTTTCGGCAATACTCGACAAGGTGACCAGGCGACTTGCCGTCGAATTTCAAGCGGTTACAACCGATGGCACGGTTCCTGTCGATTTGGAGGTTTAAGCCATGGCCTGGGGAATCACCGTTGATGGGTTCGTGCGCAAGAAGCTATCAGAGATCAAGACCGACATCGAGACGGGCATCAAGCAATACTTCGGTGTGAACGCGAATGTCGGCACGAGCAGCGTATTCGGCAAAATCATCGGCGTGTTCTCCTCGGGAGTAGCCTCGCTCTGGGAATTGGCCGAGGACGTGTATAACTCGTTCTCGCCCGATACTGCCTCAGGCATCGCCTTGGACAATTGCGTCGCACTCACGGGCATCCAGCGCAAGGCAGCGACCGAAAGCACTGCATGGGTCTATAACCGTTTGGTCGCAGCAACGACGATTCCGATCGGAAATCGTGTCCAGGTGGCGGCGACATCGCCTGCTGTAGTTTTTGCACATGACCTGGCCTGCACAACTCCTGCGCTGACCGAGTGCTACGGGATATGGATGCAGGTCGGTGTGGTGGCTGCCGGCGACACGTATCGGGTCATCATCTCTGGCACGAACTGCGACTACACCGCATTGCCTGGCGACACTGCACTCATCATCTTGAACGCGCTACAGGCGGTCATCGAACTCAGTGCCGTCAAAGATCTGGTCCGAGCCACGGTGATGACTGGCGAGACGACATTGCAGGTCCTGCTGGAGCCGGATGGTAACGATGTCCCTGTTGCACGAGTATTCAATTTCGCCATCCTTGGTGGCGGCGGTGGAACCTGGATCAACACGCACATTGCCCAGGTTGGATATTTGACGTGTACAGCGACGGGCCCATACGAGGCACCGGCCGGCACGTTGACAACTATTCTCGATCCGGTGGTTGGCTGGACGTCTGTCCATCAGCTCGTGGATGCAGACGAGGGCAGCGACATCGAAACAGACGAGGACCTGCGCCTTCGGCGAGAACGGTCGATTCATGTCGCAAACGGCGGAAGCATCGACGCCATCCGCACAGCGCTCCTCGAAATTGAGGCTGTCGACGAGGCCATCGTGCTCGAAAACATCACTGACGTAGTGGACACCCTCGGCGTCCCGCCTCATGCCATCTACGCCATCCTCGATGCACCGGCGGATCCCGAAGTCGAGGATGAGATCGCAGAAACGATCTGGGCATCGAAGCCAGGCGGCATCGCTACGCATGGAGCGATTCCGATTACTGTTGTCGACTCTCAGGGATTTGAGCATGTCATCAATTTCGGGCTCGTCGTCGACATTCGAATCTACATGGAAGTGCAGTACCATATCTACGATGAAGAGTCATTCCCGGCCACAGGCGAGGATGGCATTGCGGAAGCATGTGCTGCGTACGGTGAGACTCTCGCGATCGGCAAGGATCTGATGCCGCACCGTTTCTTCGGTCCTATCTTTGAGGCGGTGCCTGGTATCGAGTGGCTTATCGTCGGTGCCTCCTTGAATCCTGGTGGACCCTGGTTGCCTGCTGCTATTCCTATTGCAGCGGACCGCAGGGCCACGGTGGCCGCTGCTGACGTAACTGTCGTGTTGGTGCCATAATGTCGGACCAGTATAACGAGGCTATCGGGCTCCTGCCCGGACAGTACGAGGACAGCACGCACCTGCGCGATCTCATCAGGTGTTTGTTTGGCGATCTGCACACACATGTCGTTCTCGAAGAGCTCGAGGATCTGCTGCAGGACCTCAAGACAGACCTTTGGCTCGACGTCGCGACGGGGCAGCAACTCGACAATCTGGGCAAGATACTCGGCTGCACGCGCTCGGGCATGACCGATGACCAGTACCGCTTCCGTCTTTGGATTCAAGTCGGAATGAACACATGCAACGGGAAGGCAGACCAGATCATCGTCATCGCGGATCTGCTCTGGGGCCCTGACTGGATTCAAATTCTCGAAAGCTACCCAGTCAATACGGCTCGGTGCATGTACCTGTGTGTTCGTCTCGCTGCCGGCGCAATCGCCCCTCCAGCCGACATCACGGACCTCCTCCAGCACCTCGCTCCTGGCGGCGTGGCTCTTTGGTTTACTTCGGCGCTTGCCGATGCGCCATTTGGATTTGATGACGATACCCTCGGCGACCATTTCGACGAGGTCGACGCGATGCACGTGATCGAGAATGATGGCGGCGCGTTCACTGAACTCTGGCCCCATGCCTGGGAGGTCTAACGATGGCACCGGTTCCGAAGCCAATTTTCAAGCCCGAGTGGGCAACAATCATAGGTGTTTACGGTCTCAAAACCAACGCGATTGAGCCGCCGGCCGGCCGCAAGCCCGAAGGGTGGCAGTATCGAGAAAAACCGCCCAGAAACTATCTCAACTGGCTGCATCACTACACTGGCGAGTGGATTGACTATCTCGAAGCAGCGACCGCTGCAGGTAAGATGCCGGCGACCAAGGTGGTCGCAGCGGTCAATGCGTCGGACCAGTGGAGACAGAGCGCCGACCTGGTGCTCGAGGCTATCGATAACCAGGCCGCTTTGATTTCTGCGCTCATCGCTGCGCTACCCGCAGGAGGCCGGTTGCTGTTTTCTGATGGCACGTTCACTCTGACTCAGCCAATCGTCGTCGTTGGCCTGGGCCTGGTGCTACAGGGGCAGGGGCTGACGACACGGTTCACAAATGAGTACGCCGCTGCAGGTGGTGTCTTTTGTTTCACTGCAGCCAATCAGTACGGCATTCGGTTCTTTGATTTCGAGATGGAATCAGACCTTGGAGTCGCTGGAGCCACCTGGAGCAACGGCATCTACCTCGACACATGCTTCGACGTCTCCATTCATCGCGTCGACGTCTTTAATTTGCACGGTGGTCCATCCACTCACGGGGCCCCGAACGTTCCGAAGGGCGTCGCCATTATGGCTGAGGCTTCGCGTGTCTCAATTTCGGACTGCCACTTGTCACCAACCTCTCTTGCAGCGACACAAAGCGGCGAGGGTATCTGGGGCATCAACAGCGAATTGGTCGTAGACGGTGTTACGATGGTCGATGACGCCTGGGGCGGCGGTTCTGTTGCTCCTAGTGCTGCAGGCATCTACACGGACAACCACGTCAAGATTTCGCACTGCACGATAAGTCATATGGCCTTTGGCATGATCCTCGACGGAGCAGCCAACAGCATCGTCGAGGGCAACACAATCACAGACGTCACAACAGACGGCATCGAACTGCTTGGGTGCGACCATGTCTATCTGACCGATAACGACATCGACGGAGCAGGAGTCTGCGCAATCGAAACAGATGGCACCTGTTCGCATTGCCAGATCAAGGGAGGACAATGCCAGACCTCTCCGACTGGCATCCTGATGTCGGGTCAAAGTTGCTCGATTGCTTGCGTAGACATTGAATCGGTGACAGTCGGGATTTACCTCTTCGTCGCTGCGGGCACGGTCAACAAGACCAAGATTAACGACTGTCGGATCATGACTGTTGGCGGTGCCGGCACCAAGTGTATTTACGCGTCGGTCGCTGCAGTAGACACGGTCATTACTGGCGGCTACTATGCTGTGGCAGAAGTGGGCCTGGAGGATTTCGGGCTCCGAACCAGCATTGATGGAGGCGGCCGTTTTGAACTCTGTACATTGGCCAACATTCGGTCAGACGAGACTACAGAGGGCGGCAACTTTTCGAACTGCCACCATGGTGCTGGCGCGACCAACGCAATGGACATCGAGAGCGACCACGTCAAGATTCTGGGTAACCAGTTTTTGGGTGCGGACTCGAGTTTGATCCTGCTTCGAGCCGGAGCAGACTATGCACATGTGGCGAACAACTCATGCATGGTCCCTGGCTGCTGCGCCTACGGCATCAACAATGACGGAATCCACGTCGCAGCCAACAACTATATCCAGAATAACAGCTTATACGGATGTGCAACGGCTGCCCCGAATGCCGATCTTCGCATCGCCGTAGCGTATAACACAGTCGTATCGACGCCCGAGACAACTGGTGGCCCAGGAGGTTTGCCAGATAATCATGATGTGCGCGACAACAACTATATCGCCACGGCGACGAACGTGTAGCTAACCCTGCTGCGAGGTATTCGAATGGCTATGGTAAACGTGACTGAAGACATC